GTAGATGCATCAACTGGTGAAGATTTGCCAGACTCAAATAAATTTATCAAAGAATTATTAAAGGTAGGTAGTAGCAGCAGCGTAATGTTTATTGACAACAGTCTTACACAAAAAGAAGGTTTAGATGTTACAGCATTGGTTCCACCATTAGAAAACATTGAACAATTTAAAGCAATGCTGGCTAGCAAGAAACGTGATCAAGCCGCTGAAGTTAAAGCTGCACTCGAACCCGTTAAGTTAGCATTGGAAAAAGCCATAATTGAAGATCCTAACATCATCGGCAAAGATATGTTGGGACAAGATTACGAAGGTATCGTTATCAATAGTCGTCTTGGTCCTATTAAAGTAACTAGTCAAGAACAACGTGATGTTATCACTGCTAAGAATGCTGCTAAAGTAAATGCTAGAACAGAACGTCCAAGAGGAGAAGCCAAGACCGCAGTAGTCGCTGTTGGTAGTTTTGCAGGCCATATCGGCCATCAAGAATTATTCAAACTAACAATAGACAAAGCAAAAAGCCTAGGTGGCGATCCGTATTTGTTTATGGGTAACAGGGTAGGTGTAAATGACCCTATTCCAATTAATGACAAACTTAAAACTTGGAAAATGTTATATCCACAATATGCTAATAATATTAGTGCAATGACAGAGCCAGGGGGATCATTAATACAAAAAATAAAACATGAACTAATTAATCCTTTAGAAGGTAAACCCCCAAGATACGACAATGTTATAATCATGACCGGAGAGGAAGAAGATGAGGACAAAAATGCAGGAAAAAGAAAATGGCCTTCTGTATTAATGAAAGCTGTTAATAAATTTCAAGGATATGAACACGTTAAATCCAGCATAGAGTTTACTACTAGAGGAACAGGCATAAGTTTTACACAGTTACGAAATATGTTAAAAACAAAAACTCCTGAGCAAGCATTTGCGGCATGGAGCAATGCGTTTAACGCAGGAAAGTCTGGGGCTCAACCATTGCCACCAGATTGGATTAAACACTTAATGGATGTATCAAGGACGGGTATGAGGATACAAGAACCACAACAACCTGTACAGCAGCAACAGCCTGTACAGCCGCAACAACCTGTACCTATAGCAGAACAAAGATTGTTTAATACATTGATTAGGTCAAAGAACTTTATATCGGAAGAAGAAATAAAAAATAATCATTGGTACGATGCTGGCGTGAAGGATGCTACTCGTGGTGCTAGACCTAATCCACGCACATATTTGCCAACACTTAAAGACAAGCAGGCTAAACATCCAGAAGAAGTATATTTTTATATGAACGGGTATAAAAGTGTTAAACAAGGTGTGGCGGAATCTAATGTATTCACTGATGCTAGAATGAATGCTATCAAAGCAGGTGAAGATACATTTGTAGTACATGGAAAAACATATCAAGTAACAGGCGATACTACAGATGAAAGAGAAGCAGGTGTAGAGGAAGCGTATGGTCCATATGCTAAACCATCAGCAGCAGACCTAGAACGAATTAAAAAATATAAAGAGCGTGAGGCAAAAAGAACGGTTCCAGGACAGCTAAGAAAGCCAGGCACTGCTAATAAATCAAAGTATGATAATGACTCAGCTTTGTCATATTTCTCTAACATTGAGCAAGGTGTGGCGGAAGGCTCAGAAAAACAATTACTAAAGCAAGTAAAACAATATTGCAGAGATGCTTGGATGAGCAACGGTAAACTATGGGTTGATTGTGATCCACTACAAGTTAAAAAGATTGCTGATTTGCTAAACACCAAACCAATGTCAGGGAGCGTGATGGGAGAATATGCGTTTGATTTACCACAAGGTGTGGCGGAAGGCTCTGATGAATCATACATCATTGTAAGAACAGATAAAGAAGGCAAGCAGGATGTGTTTGCTAAGTTTAGCACCTATGAAAAAGCACAAAAAGAATTAAATGACTTGCTAGACCATCCATTACATACCAAGTATAAGCAAAAGTTTGAACTTAGAAGAAATAGTCAGCAAGGTGTGGCGGAGGCTCGTATGAGTGCTGCTCAACGTTTATGGAATGCTGAACAGAAACAACGTGCTAAGAGCGACGCAAGTCTTGCTCGTACTCCAAGTAGTATTCCTAAACCAGATCCTGAACCTCAAGAAAAACAAGTGACTAAAGAACTTAAAACTGGTCCAGCAGCACATTTTACACCTAAAGATGCACATGTCAAACGTGGACAATTTGTTGGTGGTGAAGGTAAGAAAATTAAAGGTGCAGACGGCAAGGCTTGTTGGGACGGATATCGATATAACGGCACAGAAAACGGTAGTGACAAATGTGTCAAAGTAAGTGAAGATGTTGAAAACATTATGGCTGCACTTATTGATAAGATTATCGTGAATGAAGCAACAACTAGACATAATAAATAACACTATGAGAGCCACTGAATTTATCACTGAACGAACAACGGGCAAGATGTCAAAGAGACAGCAACATCCGTCGCGCGGATTACACACATTTAGCGATTCAGAACACGCCAATAGCGATTATACGTTCAATAGAGTAGGACTTGCTGCTGCAATGTGTGATGGCAAAAACAACCCTGATATGGATTATGTTAGTTGGATAGGTAAGAAAAAATTAACTGCCCCGTATACCAAAGTAGAAGCAGATATACTTAAACAGGCTTATAAAATGGCAGGCGCAGATCATAACGATCTAAATCACGGTGACATGAATAGTAAAGAATTAGATAGTACTTACACAGTTAGTCCTGTGGCAAATTGGATGAAAACAAAATGAATAACGAATTTACAAAAATAAACAACGGCAAAGAAGTTCGATATGTTTTAGAAGATGGTGGGGCCACAACAACAGGTGCTGTTGCCACTGTGGAAAAACCATTGGGTGAATTACAACGTAGAACAAAGCCACCTGAGACACGTAATCCTGTGGCCAAGAACGCTAGTGCTGCAATTGGCGGTGGTGCTGCTGGTGCTCACAAAGATAAAAAGAAAAATGCCAGTGTACCAAGAAAAGAGAAACATAAGAAATCTTTTATGGAAAGTGAAGCCAATGTATCAGATAGAGAACTAGATACAATTGATCCACAAGATCAAGGCGAAGAAGAAGGTAGTTTTGTAAAAAATCAAATTCATACCATGCTACGAGTGTTGACGCATTTAGAACATGCCATTGGTGATGAAGAAGATTTACCAGAATGGGTACAAATGAAACTTAGTCAAGCACAACAATCTGTAGTTGGTGTCATGGACTATATGATAAGCGAGAAAGAACGCGAAGTCGAACGTCAAACAGGCGGTCATTCTTTAATGAAAGAGCAAGGTGTGGCGGAAGGCTCCCTAAATGAACTTAGTTCTGGCCTTTTGAGACAAGCCGCAGAATTGGCTAAAACCAAAAGAGATCAAGCAATGGATCCCAAATTACATAAGGCATTAGGTGGCGGCTATATGAATCCATTAGCAACACATTATGATGATGTATCAAAAAAAATAGACGATAGGGCAGCACAAGTACAAAGAAAAGAAACGATACAAAATATTGCTTCTAAAATAGCTTCTCCGGCGGTAATGCGTAAGATGGGAATAACCAAAGAAGGTGTGGCGGAGGGCGATGCTTATATAGAATCACTAACAACTATGTTAGAGCGTTCTGTAAGCCAGGCACAACATAATCTAATGGTGGGGGTTGCAAATAATCCCCAGTTTGCACAAAAAGTAAAAGTTAAACAACGAGTGGGTCAAGAGTTTGCTCAAGCAGATCAAGGGCATGACATTAGCGCATTGCCAATCCGCGTTCCCAAAAAGAAATAACATGCGAATACATGAACTTCTTTCCGAAGATTGGAATAAGGTCAATCATCGCGACAAGACTGACGGGCTTAGTCAAAAAGCCGTCAATGCCTATCGTCGTGAGAATCCAGGTAGCAAGTTAAAGACTGCGGTTACTACTAAACCCAGTAAGTTAAAAGCTGGAAGTAAGGACGCTAACCGCCGTAAAAGTTTTTGTGCCCGAATGAGTGGTAACAAAGGTCCCATGAAGAAGCCCAATGGTGAACCTACACCAAAAGCATTGTCATTACGTCGTTGGAATTGCTAAATGCGTATTAACGAATTACTTGAAAACTTTGCCGACGGTCGTAATCCCCAAGACAAAGGCGACTCAAAACGTCACGGTATTCCTAAACATGCCAGCATCAGCAGTTTAAGAAAGATTGCCAAACAAGGTGGTCGTAAAGGACAACTTGCACATTGGCAGGCCAATATGCGTTCAGGTAAAAAGAAATGAGAGCACGTGAATTTATTAGCGAGAGTCGAGATGCTCTACAAGCCAAATACATGGAAGGACAATGCATGATACTGGCCATTGCTATAAACCAATATAACCCTCAGAGGTATCCAGTAGGGTATATATGGGAATACAGTGTAGAGGGAATACCAGACGTGTCATTAGATGCCGATGAATGGGAAGAACTTAGTCCTGAAGAACAACAAGCAGTTGCTGATAATCCTGAACGCAGATCATTAACCCATGCATTTGTATACGATCAGGTTACTAAAGAATACATAGATGCTCGAGGTAGGCACAAAGATTTACCAAATTTGTGGGGCACCGGTGTCACACGCTTTGAAAAATTTCCAGGTACTGCCAGAGATTTAATAGACATAACATCAAACGGAGAATGGGATGCAGGTACCGAAGAAGTTCGTTTTACAAGAGGACAATCTGCATTTAACACATTGGCCGGACCTGAAGGTATTAAGAAAGCACTTGACTATGCAATAAAATATTTAGAAGTAGTAGGCACAGAAAAAGTAAAACAACAACCGGCTCCAACTACAACTCAATCTAACACTATTGAACCTTCTTCCATAGTTTCTGCAGTTAGAGATCAAAGAAAGATTATTAATTGGTTACGTCAAGAATCAGGAGTATTAACAATAGGATTTGATGATGCTGATTTAAAATACAATGGTATAACCATTGTACGAGGTGCTTTGATAAAGCCTAAACTAACAATGCAAGATTTATTGAACGCAGTTAATCAGGAAAAAACAAATAATGTTTAATTTTATAAAATATGTAGTAGAGGGTAAAGAAGTTAAACAACTTGAACAAGTAAAGTTATCCTATGCCCGAGATGCATTTGAGCCTTGCCTAAGTGAGGATGCCATAGATTATCATTACGGTAAGCTATATAGGACTTATGTCAATCGCTATAACAGCGGGGAAGGTGATCCAGATTTCAACGAAGCAGGTGCATTCTTACATAGTATGTACTTTCCACAATTACAGATTCCAGATGAAGCTAATGAACCAATCGGTGCATCCAAAGAGTTTATTGATCGACACTTTAAATCATTTGAGAACTTCAAAGAAGAATTTACCAAAGTTGCCATGGCTATACAGGGCAGCGGTTGGGTGTATCTTGCTAAGAATGGTGAGATCAAAACCATTGTCAATCACCAAATCAAGAATGATATTATACTGCTAATAGACTGGTGGGAGCATGCCTTCAACATTGATTACCTTGCAGACAAAAAAGGGTATCTAACTAATCATTGGAAAATTATCAATTGGAACATTATAGACGCTCGTTTATAAAATAAACCTTGACAGATCTCCTTGTCTAGTATATACTTACTTACAAGGAGATTTTTTATGGGTAAAGCATTTGGAGCGCCTGAACAGGCCAAAATTAAACAGATTGTTGCAGAGGGCATGACCGTTATGCAAGAGATTCAAGACCTTACCGAAGGCCTTAACGATACTATTAAAGCAGTAGCAGAAGAACTAGAAGTTAAGCCTAGCGTAATCAAGAAGGCAATCCGTATTGCACAAAAAGATCAATGGGATAGCGTTTGGAAAGAGTTTGATGATTTGGAAACTATTGTAGATATTAGCGGTCATTCACATCGTCGTACTGATGAGTGAAATTTTAACCAACATTGTTAAATGGATTAAAGATGACTATAGAGCATACCCTCTCCGTTTTATCGTGGAAACTACGGCTTGGGCGCTTAGTATCGGATGTTCGATTACTATGGCGCTCACTGTCCCGACTCCGCCTCTTATCTACATTTATCCTATTTTTATTTGCCAGTGTTGTATGTACGCTTGGGCTAGTTATAGCCGTAAATCTTTTGGCATGTTGGCGAACGCAGCTTTGCTAGTCACTATTGACAGCGTGGGGCTGATTAGGATGATAAATAATTTATGAATAAGGTTAGATCAGCCAAAAATGATCATGTTGGTATGTGTAAGCCGCAAATTACATAAGGAGGAAAAATATGAGTTATGTAGATGCACGATGGGATCGTGAAAAGGACGTTGTTCAAGTCGTCGAACGCGATCCAAAAAAGGGTAGGATTTATCAAGACTACTCAGCAAAGTATATGTTCTATTACCCGGACCAACGGGGGAAATTTAGATCCATTTACGGTGACAGTCTTAACAAAGTCACAGCACGTAGTTGGAAAGAATTTATTAAAGAACAAAAAATACATTCTGGTCACAAGTTATTTGAAAGTGACATTAATCCAATATTTCGATGTTTAGAAGAAAATTACCTAGGACGCGATACTCCCAGTTTAAATGTAGCATTTTTTGACATTGAGGTGGACTTTGATCCAGAGCGCGGATATAGTACACCTGAAGATGCGTTCATGCCAATTACTGCTATTGCTGTGCATTTGCAATGGTTAGATACTCTAGTATGTCTTGCTGTACCTCCAAAAACATTAAGTATGGAGCAGGCGCAAGAACAAATAAAAGAATTCCCTAACACTATTTTGTTTGAAACAGAATACGAAATGCTTGATACATTTCTAAATCTTATCGAAGATGCAGATGTGTTAAGTGGTTGGAATTCAGAAGGTTATGATATTCCCTATACTGTAAATCGTGTTACACGAGTATTGAGTAAAGAAGATACCCGTAGATTTTGTTTGTGGAATCAGTTTCCTAAAAAGCGTGAATATGAAAAATATGGCAAGGACGCAGTAACCTATGATTTGATTGGTCGTGTACACTTGGATAGTTTAGAACTATACAGAAAGTACACATATGAAGAACGTCACAGTTATAGACTTGATGCAATTGCCGAACATGAACTTGGCGAAAAGAAAACACAATACGAAGGCACACTGGATCAGTTGTATAACAATGATTTTAAAAAGTTTATTGAATATAATAGACAAGACTGTGCGCTATTGGATAAACTGGATAAAAAACTAAAATTTATTAGTCTTGCATCAACTGTTGCACATGAAAATACTGTGCTAATTCAAACCACCATGGGCGCTGTTGCTGTTACAGAACAGGCAATTGTTAATGAAGCACACCATCGAGGATTAATTGTCCCCAGTCGCCCTAAGCGTGATGAGGATGCTAACAATCAAGCGGCTGGCGCGTATGTAGCATATCCCAAAAAGGGTCTACATGATTATATCGGTAGTATGGATATTAACAGTCTATACCCAAGTGTGATTCGTGCATTAAATATGGGCCCAGAAAATATTGTAGGTCAACTACGTCAAGATTATACCAAAGCAGAGATTGATGCTAAAATTGCCAAAGGTGCAGGATTTGCTGAAGCATGGGAAGGTAAATTTGGCAGTAATGAATATGAATTTGTTGCCAATCAAGACCGTGCTAACGATATAATTATTGATTGGGAAACTGGCGAAACTGATATTATGAGTGGGGCACAAATTTATGACCTAATTTTTAATTCTGGCAAGCCTTGGTTACTCAGTGCAAACGGAACTATATTTACATATGAGCGTGAAGGTATTATTCCTGGATTACTTAAACGTTGGTATAGCGAACGTAAAGAAATGCAGGCCAAACTTAAAGAAGCAATTAAAGCGGAGAATAAAATTGAAGAAGAATATTGGGATAAAAGACAGCTGGTTAAAAAGATTAACCTTAATAGCTTATACGGTGCTATACTTAACGCTGGTTGTAGGTTTTTCGATAATCGTATTGGTCAGTCAACCACGCTTACCGGACGCGGCATTGCACGCCACATGGCCGCTAAAATAAACGAAGTTATAACTGGAGAATATGACCATGTTGGAAAAGCTATCATATACGGTGATACTGATAGTGCTTATTTTAGTGCTTATGCTTCTTTAAAAAATGAAATTAATAAGAAACAAATTCCGTGGGATAAAAGCACAGTAATTCAATTATACGATTCAGTTGCCGAAGAAGTAAATTCAACATTCCCACAGTATATGTTAGATGCATATCACTGCCCAAAATCACGTGGCGAAGTTATCAAAGCTGGACGAGAAATTGTTGCTATCAAAGGACTGTTCATTACCAAGAAACGTTATGCTGTATTGTATTATGACAAGGAAGGCAAACGCACTGACATAGATGGTAAGACTGGAAAAATCAAAGCAATGGGCTTGGATTTAAAACGTAGCGATACTCCAGAATTTATGCAAAAGTTTTTAGAAGAAGTTTTGACTGAAGTGCTAAATGGCGCTGAAGAAACAGACGTTCTAGAAATGATTACTACATTTAGAACTGAATTTAAATCTCGACCAGGTTGGGAAAAGGGCAGTCCAAAACGTGCCAACAATATTGCAGAATATCAAGAAAAAGAAAACAAAGCTGGTAAGGCAAATATGCCGGGACATGTACGTGCTGCAATTAATTGGAATACATTACGCCGTATGAACGGTGACAAATATTCTATGCAAATTGTAGATGGAATGAAAGTTATTGTTTGCAAGGTAAAATCCAATCCCCTTGGATATACTAGTATTGCGTATCCTGTAGACGAACTTAGACTGCCAAAATGGTTTCAGGATCTTCCATTTGATCATGCTGAAATGGAAGCAGTTATTATCAACAACAAGATTAAAAATCTTATTGGTGTGTTGGACTATGATTTAGATAGTACAACACAATCAAGCACATTCAATAATTTATTCAGCTTTGATTAAAAAACTTATTGACTCTTTACTCTAAATCAAATAAACTTATACAAAGGAAATTATCATGCAAGACCTATTAAAAGATATCGTATCACACACAAACAAACTGGGCTTTTTAAACATTGTCAAAATTACTGGCACTGATGAAAAAACACTAATTGATAGTATGGCTGAAGACCGTACTGTTATTATGTATGCAGAAACTGCAAATCCATATCCACAAATTATTGGAACATTTGGTATGCCGCAATTGGAAAAATTGCGCTATCTACTAGATGGTGCAGAATATAAAGAAGATGCTAAGATTGAAGTTATTACCGCAGACAGGAACGGAGAAACATTGCCAGTTGGTCTTCACTTTGAAAATAAAGATGGCGATTTTAAAAACGATTATCGTTTTATGAATCAAGACATTATCAATGAAAAACTTAAAACTGTTAAATTCCGTGGTGTTAACTGGCACGTTGAAGTTGCTCCTACATTGAGCTCAGTGCAGCGTTTTCAATTCCAAGCAGGTGCTAATACAGAGCATACTACATTTGTTGCAAAAACTGATGGTGACAAACTAGTGTTTACATTTGGCGATCAAAGTACACATGGCGGCGAGTTTGTGTTTGCCACTGGCGTAACTGGTAAAATCAACAAAGCATGGACTTGGCCAGTGTTGCCAGTATTGAGCATTTTGAAAATTGCAGATGCTAATAATGCTAAGATGAGTTTTAGTAATGACGGTGCTATGCAAATCGAACTTGATAGTGGCATTGCCACTTACAAATATATTATTCCAGCAAACGCATGATAAAAGGTCTAGCAGGTGGTGCAGGTGTTAGGGTAACGGGTGGAGACACTAGTGTACCTTACATTAATAAGAATACGGACATTCCCATGCAAGGTATGATTCGTGTGTGCGGTACAGAGTTGCAAGTGTTTGATAGTAATGTCTGGAAGATACTACCTGCTAGTTACGCCACCGTTACATTAGACGAATATACACTAGAATTATTAGATTGGGCAAGGAAGAAAAAGATGGCAGAAGAAGTTCTTTTATCATTGCCCAACGATAATCCTGCTGTTAAAATTGCTAGAGAAAATATAAATCGTGCTAAAAAAGAGCTTGCTCGCGCAGAAGAACAATTAAAAATAACAGAACTTTTAAGTAAAGACACAACTATACCTCACCATACAGTATGAACAAACCACCAGTAAATTTAACGCCCTTACAAAGGGACTATGCAATATATCTTCCAGCTATTAGTAGTTTTTATGGAACATATATTGCTAAACAACGACTAGAAAAGTTTATTCCCGACGATCGTATGCCTAAGGGATTTGATCGAGGTGTAGAAGGTATGAACTTTCTTAATGAAGAACAGGGCTACTTTACTTACAAATATGGTCTTTATTCTGCAGGACATGCTACACTTGATCTAACTAAAACTATGACCAAGGAGAGTATGATCCAACAACGGGATCGTAACAAGACTATGATCTTAGGCGACTCGGGCGGATTCCAAATTGGTAAGGGTGTATTAAAGTTTGATTGGTTAAACTTTGAAGGACCTGCAGCCACTAAGGTACGTCAAAGTATTTTAGAATGGTTAGAAGTAACTGCTGACTGGAGCATGATGCTTGACGTTCCTACGTGGGCATGTGATCATAATCATACTGCAAAAACTGGACTTAAAACATTTGAAGATTGTTTAGATAAAACTCGTTATAACAACGAATACTTTTTAACTAACCGGTTGGGACAAACTAAATTTTTAAATGTTTTGCAGGGTGGCGATTGGGAACGTGCTGAACAATGGTATCAAGGTGTTAAAGAATTTAGTGATTCTGCTGTATGGGGAGACAAAGCAGCAGAGGGTTGGGCAATGGGCGGTGCTAACATGAGTATGATGGATGTTACTCTCAAACGCCTAATGACGCTTCGCGAAGATGGTTTACTGAAAGGTAAAAACTGGATGCATTTTTTGGGAACTGCACAGTTAGATTGGGCTTGCTTTTTAACTTCAATTCAACGACAAATTAGGAAACATATTAATGAAGACTTTACCATATCTTTTGACTGCGCCTCACCGTTTATTGCAACAGCGCACGGACTTGTCTACTCAAATCCGCAACACTCCACAAAAAGATGGAGCACTATTATGGAAAAAGCCACAGACACCAAGGCTCTTGCAGGCAGTACCATTCCATTCCCGTGGACAAGTGAAATCGCAAGTCGCTTAACAATGGGAGACATTTGTTATTACAAACAAGGTGTTCCCGATATGGGCGCGGTCACAAAAAGAAAAATTAGTATTGAAAAACTATACAAAGATCCAGAGCTTGTAAACGACGAAACATTATGGAAAGTTATGGGCGATAAGAATAAAATTAATAAGGTAGGATCAACTAGTTGGGATAGCTTTAGTTATGCACTGATGATGGCACATAATGTTAACAGTCATATTACTAGTGTGCAAACTGCTAATCATCTAATGGATATTGAATGTGCTAAACATAAGCCAGACTGGCGTATGTGGAGTAAGAAAAAAGACAAAGATAAGAG